CAAACCGAATACACTTTTCATTATCCGCTTGAATAGGCGCTATTATTTTTTTAACTTTTAGCTCTATAAAAGGATAATGAAAAGCATACCATCGTATTTCTTTATTTCCTCTACCTTCTACTGCAATATGAAGATGTATAGACCCTTCCTCTATTAAGTTATTATACATAAAGACGACGTTTATCTCGTCTTTATGCTCAAGCGCTATGTAGACTGCGCTTTCATCACTGCAGTATTTTTTACCTTGTTTTTCAGCTATCCATTGACCGCATCTTTCTGGTTGGTCAACTATAATTTTCATTATAGTACGCCCCCGCCTTCAAATACATAGTCCGTTGCATAATAGCGTAAATCTGAAGTCATACTAGATGTTCTGATTCTAAATGACCCATAATACCCCATTCCCGCTGCCATTTGCCAACGAGAGAAAGGCTTAATATCACCACCCCATGTTGACGTATCCCAAACACCTGCATCCCAAATACCAGCAGTCGTAGATAGCAAATTGTACGGTTGCGGCGGTTGAGATGTTAAATCAAAGTTAAGGTTAATTTGACCTGAAAACGCAAACGCATAATCATAACCCATTGACACTTTAGCCATTGTCCAGCGTTTTACTTGGCTTTGACTGCCAAACGCAGAAAAAGCAGGTAGAAGGTCAGTATTGATAACTTCGCCATCGTCAGTTGGCCCGTCCCAAAACTTAAAGACTTTACCGTTCTGTCCAAAGAACAGCGTATCGTTAATAAACGTCCAGCAGGTCGCATTAACGCCGGTAAAGCGTGACCATGCCCCGCTAATCGTGTTCATTACATATTGGTCAAACTGCGTTGAGCTAACCGGCACATTAATAAACAGCATATTGTTAGGCGGATTTAAAATAACCTGCCAGCCGTAATTATCTACATATGCCGTTGTTGCATCAGTTATACGTTGCTGAATCTTGTTTGTGATAGATGTTTTGACGTTAACACGGCTAGACATGAGCCACTGCGACAAAGGAACTAAGCCGTCTTTATTTAGCAGTAATACGTCGCCGCCGAATTTAATTGTGCAATTACGCCCAACGGGTGAGCCGCCGTAATAAACACCGTTAAGTGACCATGTAGCTGCATCAGCAGGGTTTGTGCCGCTATAGACCGCAATTTCGCCTGCCGTAGTAACAACAACAAAATAGTCATCCATGCCATTACCAGCGTCCAGCGTCCATGTTTCAATCTTAGCAATACTGCCCCCATTGATGAACAATGGCGCGAAGTCAAACGAAGTTGCTGCGCCAGCAATGGCATCAGTAGCTAAATACCAACATTTCATGCTGTTTTTTTGAACAAACCACGCTCTGCGGTGATGCACCAACACGTCGGCTAACAGGCTAGTATCAACACCTGTTATTGCATAAGGTGTAGATACGCCCGTCACTTGTTGCCATGCCGTGCCGTTATAAAGCAACATATAGTCTTCAGCGTTTACAGCAAGCGTAAATGTGCCACCTGTTGTAGACACTTGCCCAAAATGCCATCGGGCGTTAGTAAGTCCTGTGACAACTTCCGTTGCGGCGGTGATATGCCCTGTTGGGTCTTCGTATATAGTTGTTACATCCCAAACACTGCAATCTCCTTCATCATCCGCTACAGCAAAAGTATGCGCAACACCATTTTGCCCGTCATAAGTAATAAACGATTCAATATTTCCGGTGATATTTTGCTGCCACATTGTGTAGCCTTTGCGTGATTGCAATTCAGTAGGCAAGCAAAACCAGTTGTCGATAATAACCGCCTCATTAGGCGACATCGCGGCTAATTGATTGACCGCGTTCCACCCACCAATTGGCGCGGTGACAGTGACGGTTCCTGAAGTTTGGCGTTTAGGACGTAGCATTTAATTACCTATTTAGGATACGAAAAACCGTATCTTTACGATGTAGTGTTTCCATAACCCGTATCCGGTATATTGTTCTGGGTGAGTAGTATATTTGGATAGCGTGGCGCGAGGGACAGCGTATCTGCGCCGCTCTCTGCTGCTTTCCATTTCTCCAGCTCACGGGTGTAATCCTGAAGCACTGCGGTGGTGTCAAAGCCTTTAATCTCAAATAGCTTAAGTTTTGTGCCTAGCACCATTACGCGGTCTGGGAATAGCGTTGTATCTGTATCAACCGTTAGGCGTGATTTGGGCGTTCCATCAGCCGCCACAACCCATGCGTTAGAAACGTATTCAAAGCCCATTACTAGCACTGCGGTAGGCGCAGGCCAGATAGTGAACTTATTACCCATCATTCTAAAGCGCATACGAGGGCCTGTTGTGACATAGCTTGCTTTAAGCCATTGCCACTCTTGGGCGTCTTTAGGTCCGATAATCGACCAACGGTTTGATTTGTTGTATTGGGTTTTGTCTACCATCCGCGCATAGTCGCTAGGCATTGCGTACTTAGCTTGGCTAAACGTAATGGTAATACCTGTTGCAGTGGCAGTAGCAGGAATAGAAGTTGTAGCCGTTGTTGTACCAACAAAAGTGACAAAAGTGTCTTGTGACAATCCTTCGCCGATAGCCATAAAATCAGTTGATAACCCTGTTACTGACGACAAATTAGTGATGGTTGTTGAGCCTTCAGTAACATCGCCCGTATATTGATAGTAAACCGTTTCAAAACGGTACTCAGCCGCTAGCGCTTGCCAGTCACGCTCAGTGGATAGCGTGTCGCCTGTACGGTTCATCAGCGCTTGAATTTGAAGCACTTGAGGGTCTGTTGACGTCGCCACTTGCGTGGGGACAGGCAAACCTATTTCTAAACAGACATCTTGAACATTCGTAAGTAGGTTTGCCATGCGTTTTATTCCTTAACGGTTCTAACTCTTTTGACTTCAGGTGGTTGTGCATCCATCAAAATTTTCATTTGCGCTTGAAGCTCTGCAATTTGGTCATTTTGAGCTTTAATTAGCTCGTCAGCGTCTATTTTACCACGATTTAAAAAGGCTTGTGCTTTATTGCGAAGTTGAGTGCCGCCCATAATGCGAAGGAAAGCACTGTCAGGTGCGCCTGCAACTTGTTCAATATATCTAAACCCTTGGTAGGCTAGCTCAATGCGGAGAGTTTCGGCAATTTCTGGCCACTCCTCCATTGGCGTACCTTTAATATCTTTTAAGCCTTTATAGGCTTGCCATTGCCGTGCAAAACGGGCTTTATGGTTGTCATCGGCAATTGTGTCAATTGCAAGCGATTTGTCGCCGGGGACATTGATTCGGATAAAGTCGTATTCTTGCCCATCGTGCGTTCCAATGTAGAAAGAAACGTCTAAGTAAGCATCGCCGCCGGTGTCGCCGACGTAAGAAATTTTTTCGCTCATATTTAATCCTAGAAAGTTGGCGGTAAGCCGTCTAGCTTACCGCCTTAAAAATTATGCTACTTGACCTTGGTGGAATGGACGGTTGATTTGAATCAACGCCAAGCCAGAGCTAGGTGTACCTGTTGTGGTAGATACTTTAGCATTTAAGATTTGCTCACCGTTTACTTGAGCATCGTCAACGCTGCCAGGCGTTGCAGCTAACGCATAAACGTCAGCGCCAACAGTCATTGCGTTAGGCGCTTTAACAGCCGCAATACCAGTAATTTGATACCAGCCATATTGTGACGCTACGTTAGCAGACATCGCTACAGCTACAGAGCCAACGCCGCCAGTAGCAGGTGCTAACGCAGTTGTCGCTAAGTAAGAATCATAATCAACTAATGAACCAACAACAGTTGATGCAACGCCTTTCAAATAAATGAATTCGCCTGCGCCGTATGTTGGGTCTACCGCAGCTACGATAGTACCTAATGCGTGGTTTTGAGTAGTATCAGTAATGGCGATACCTTGGAAACCCGCTAAAGGGGTTGTAATGTTATAAGCCATGAGTGCCTCCTAGGTTGTGCTGAATGTTGCGTTGAATTGCGCACCAGAACAGGTTAACGCGCCAGAGAAGCCCATTAAGCGAACAATCGCGTCTTGGTTAACTGCTTGACGGTCACCGCCGATTGGCACGAAGTTACGGTCTTTGTGAGGACGGAAGTACACATATTTTGTGTTAATAAAGTCCATACGAGTTGCAGTTTGGTTACCACCAATACCGCCACCAAGTACAACGTCAGCCGAGCCAGCGCCGCCGTAGAATTTCAACGCAGAGAAGCCTGCCGCGCCTAATTTGTCGTCAGTGATACGTTGGATTGCTTGCAAAGACGCTAAGTAAAGCGAATAAGCTGTTGAACCCGCATAAATCAAATCAACATGGTCTGTACCACGAACAACTGATAACGCTACTGTGTTCATGCTGTTTTGAATGTTAGCTGCTGTAGCAGCGGCTGAAGTCAAACCAGTTGAAGTGTACGCGCCATTGCGCCAGAAAGTCCAAGTAGCGCGGTCAATACCGCCGTAAGTACCTGTAGATGGCGAAGTGCTAATCATAGCCGCTAAACCAACTAAGTTTTTACCTGCGTTGCCTGTACCGTCACCATGTAAATCGATGTCGATTTTGTTGTTAAGTCTTGCTTCAGCAATTTCAACACGGGTCGCAAGCAATTCAATCATTGCTTCTTTGCCGCTGTTAGCTAACATTTCAGGGCCTGAGATGGTTACAGCGTCTGCGTAATGCTTTAAATTGAATTGCGCAGCACTGATTGGCGAATCAGGTGAAATATTGATTGTTTCGTAACCACTATAGCTTGACGCATAGTTGGTTGCAGGGTCGTTATAAAACAATTCTTGCAAGATGGTTGAACCACCGCTGATTGTTTTTACGTTACCGCGTTCTTTCAAACGAAGTAATAACGCGTTGTTGTTTGTTAAGTTATCTTGAGCCGATTTGGTACGGCTTTCGATGGTTGTTGCGATAATGTCACTAATCGCGCTGTTTGCAAATGCCATTGCTTAATCCTCGTAAAATTTAAAAACCGTGAAGGCGCATCGCCTGTCTAACGGCATCTTCAGTAGTTGCAGGGATAACTGTTCGGTTCGCGCCCGCAGGTGAACCTTTAACCGATACCGCTGCTGCCTTTGCTGCTTTTGCAGCTTGGTCTGCCTGCGTTAAATTTTGACGATTCCCGCCGCCTTGCTGTTGAGCATAGACTTTTTGAAACGTATTATCGTTTAACCGCAATGCTTTTTCATAAGCATCATCCAAGTCGTTTGCAAGTCCACGTTCTAGCAGGTCTGCCATCGTTGACTGCACCTCGGTAAAATACTCATGACGTTGCGCAAAATCCGAAATTTTAGATTGAATTTGAGCGTCTTCGTGACTTTGTCTAAATTCCGAAGCATCTCGCAGTTGTCGTTCTTTTTCGTCTAGCTGCGCTTTAAGATTGTGCATGGTTGGGTCGTATGGCAAACCGGCTAGCTGGCTCATATCAATCTGATAATCATGCGCTAATTTCATTAGCATTTCCGCTTTTTCTTGGTATGACCCTCGACGAAGCGTATGTTCTGTTTTTAGAAGATTAAAAAACGCGACGTCAGGCGTGACTTGCATTTCATCTAAATAATTTTTGTACGGAGCAATCGACTTATCAATGGTTTTAGCAAAGTTAGCCGCCGATTTATATTGCTCTATCCCTCTATGGAACTGTTCTTCACGCTCTATAATATGCTTCTGTACAGTTTCTGGCAACTTTTCTAATTCGGCTGCCGCTTCCGCTTTCCATGATTTCCACGGTGAGCGTTCAGGAGGAGTTGTTTTTACTTCCTCTTGTGGAGCTTCCTCGCGAACTTCGGCGGGAGCTGAATCTTCAAGTTTATCCAGCTCACGGCCAATAATATCGTGTGTACTTTCTTCTACTGCAACTTCTTCGACTGAGTCTTCAGCCGTCGTTTCTTCACTCATGTGATGTCCTTAGTTAATTTAGTTTTGCGGAAATTTCTTGCCGCAAGGCTTCTTTTTTACGCTTTTGCGCAAAATGGTCTACTTTGGGCGTCATGTCTTCGTTACCAACTTCGCTACACCCATTGTTCTTTAAATGCCTACGATGCTGCCCTCTATCAGAAATTATACTACCGTCAATTTGTGACTTATAAGGTGCAAACTCGGCGTGTACAAAAGACGCAGAAATAACCCGCGTCATTATCGTGTCGCAACACTCCGGCAAATCATTGTAATCCGCCAGCTTTCTGAAAATGTCTTGCGACGCTCCGCATTTCTTGCAAGTGACTTCATACAGCGGCATTACGCGGCGTCCTCTGTCCATTCAAAGCTCAGGTACAAACTAGCGCCTGCTGGAACGGCTTGCCCGTTAAAGTTAATTGCTAAAGACTCTGAAGTACCTCTAAGAACGATGGCTTTGTCATTGCGAACGCCAAACTCATAGGTCGACGGCAGTGCTGCCGCTCCCGGCGTTGCGCTAGCTGATAAGTATGTTTTATGGGCTTCTACCGCAATGCCTGTGCCTACTGCTGAAGGATTTGCCGTGTATAGCGCTAATGCCGCTGTTTGTGCATCGTCGGCTGAATCTGACTTTGCGGCGGTTACGTTGGTTGATGTACCTCCGGTATTAGCGGTGGTGCGCTTAACAATGTAATGGTCATAGATAGACGCTGTTGTAGCCGTCCCCACAACTTCCACTTTTGTTACGCGGATAACTTTTGTTGCCGAGCCAGTCAGCACAAGCACGTCAGTGGCCGTTGCTACAGGTGTAATGTCTTGCGCAACATACCGAAATGTGGCGCGTGTCCCGTTGGTGCTAATACCTACGACATTACCGTCGGCTCTTGCAGCCACTGGAATACCAGTGCTACTAACGGCTGAAATAACTTCAAATCCCATTTTAATCTCCAATCATAATAATAAAAGTATGGCTTCTTCGTCATCACGCTCGTCTTCAAGCATTTGCGCAATAGCAATTTCTAGTGCAGCCTTTTCAGTTTCTATGCGGAGGATTGCTTCATAATCCTCGACAAAGGTGTTGGGTTCTTCTACTTCTACTTTAGGCGCAACCTTAACCTTTGGCTTAGGTTCTCCGGTCACTGCCTCAACAGCATCTTCAATTGCTTTCTTAACGTCAGCGCTGTTGTTTTTATATTCTTTTTTCTTAGCTTTTATCCCGCCCCTTGTTGGCATCGCCGAAGGTTCTGGTTCTTGATTAGCAAGGAAAATAATATCTTCTAAAGTTACCGCTAACGAGCCTGCATGAACATTTGCGCCTGCCGCTAAGAAAGTTACGCTTTCAAGCGTTAGCGCCATTTCCCCAGTAACTTTGCCAGCGCCGCGAGCATCAAAGATAATGTCGTCTAATGTAAGCGCTAATGTGCCGTTGTGCTTAATTACTCCCGACACTGCAACCGCAATATCATCTAGCGTAACCGCTAGACTTCCAGTGTGACCGTTAACCCCTGCTCCAGCAAGCGTAATATCATCTAATGTGACTGCTAATGTGCCGTTATGCGTTACAGAACCAGAACCAGCAAATACAATGTCGTCTAACGTAACAGCTAACGTTCCAGTGATGCTTGTGCCACTTCCTTGCGTTGGAAGTGCGGCAAAAGGACTGTCAGCAAAAGGATTATGCCCAAACATAATCTTATGGTGCTACTGGAAAATCTACAGCGAAAGGAAACCCTGCTTGCAAGGTAATATCTCTAAGTGCTTGGCGATAAACCGCCCACGCTAAATTGTCTACAGGTGCATCGGCTAATTGCGTCCAGTCTGATTGTGTGAGTAGCATATTGCGTTTGTAGCGGACTTCATTGGCTTTTTGAGTATTTTCAGCATCAAGCTCATCTTGTGTTTTATTCTCAACAACCACGTCATACACTACGCCATTTTCAATATACGGCTCAACTGAGGTGAGTTTTTGAGTAGGTAAGCGTGTTCTGTCTGACTGTATTTGATACGCATTGCGCTCCTGCGCCCACATTAAATCAAGCCCCTCTTGTGGGAACGATACGTTAGGAAACACCTCTGTATGCTCACCATGTGCTGTAATTATGTTGCTTTCAATTATGGCTATTTTCATGTTTTTATCCTATTGGGAGTGGGGCTGTTGGCGGGGTAAAATTAGCTGTATATCTAGCTACACCTTTTGTAATTCTCAGGTCGTATAAATAGCCATTGAAAGAGTACCCTCCAGTAACAGCTTCTTCGCCAATCAAAGGTCGAGATGACCCTCCTAAATAATTATTAGAGTCAGTATATGTTGAACCAGTTTGATTACCGTTCAAAAATAACTTTGTTTGTCCAGATGACTTGCATAAAGTAATATATTGCCATGAACCAGTTGCTAATGTACTTCCAGAGATTACATTTGTTGAGTTAACATAAAATATTATGTTTCCAGCAGGTGCAAAGTATAAACACGGATAATACCCTTCGACTGAAGGCCGCATATCATATACTATCCTAATAATCCCAAATGAAGTAGGGTAAACCCAAAACTCAATAGTAAAATCCCCAGTTCCAAAAGTAAACCCAGAACTGGTAGCGCAACGCAAATAATCCCTAACACCGTCAAAATATACTGAGCCACTACCGAATTGACTTTGCGTAGTGCTAATAACTGTATTTCCAAATATTGTCGTTGCAATATTATTACTAGACGAGTCAACAATATTAGATGTTGTACCATTTGCTCCATTACCGACAAGTAAATAAGATACATTCGCCCAATACGGGTCACCACCCCCACCAGTAGTTGCAAACCTCGATAACATACTCATCGCACAAACTTCCCATAGATAGTTGTACCTGCATCACGAGTCCAAAGTAAGCACCAGTCTGTACCCGATGTTTGCAAAGTCACACCGTTAGACGAGAACGTAGTCGTTGTCGCGCCAGTAGAGGTAATCCAGTTAATCGTTGGCCATGTAATCGTACCCGCAGCGCCTAAGTTAACCCCTTCAATTAAAAGTTCACCTAAGTTACCCGATGGCGGCCAGTTTGTGATTGAGAGCGTAGGACTGCTTGATGCCGTTGGTGCCCAGCGTTGCTGAGAGCCGTTAGTAAAATCTAAAGCCGCTGTGGTACTGCTGTTGTAGTAAACCCAGCCAGTATCTTTATACATCGCCCGAGTCAGTGAGTAATCACCACCCGTTAAGTTACCACCAAGCGTTGATGCACTAAGCGTAATACCAGCAGGCAATGTAGGCGTACCCGATAAGTTAGCCGCTGTAGTTGCTGTGTGCGCATTACCTGTCGTGCTCTGGTTCCATGTCGGTACAGTACCACTTAGATTAGCGTAGGTGTATCCAGTACAGTTTGTTAACGTACCACTCGAAGGCGTACCTAATACCCCGCCAATAGCAACGTAGTCTGTGCCAGCAGTTGCGTCTGTAAAAGCACTTGTGCCATTACCTTTTACCAATCCGGTTAGTGTTGTTGCACCTGTGCCGCCTTGTGCTACTGTTAATGCTGTTGTCAAACCAGAAAGCGAAGTAATATCACTATTTGCGCCAGATGCAGCTAAACCGGTTACGGTGTCGCCTGTTTGTAATTCTTGAATAGCCGCCCCATTTAGGACTAGAGGGTATCGTGCTGTCATTAGCTCACGCTCACGTTAATTGTTGACCCTGAATGATTCAGCACAGGAAGATACCCGTTTGCTAACGCAACTTGAATCACCGATGATGAATGATTTAATACTTGTAATGTTGTGGCTGGAATAGCACGTTCAGCAGGTAGCGTTACAAATACGTCTTTAGTACCTGAAGTAAATGTGACTAAACTGCCAGCGTTACTAGATGCCAATACAGTGGTTCTGGCAAGTGTGTTACCAGAGCTTGCGTAAGTGCCAATTCCTACTTCCCAATTTGCGCCTGTCTGGTCTGCAATGGTGTAGTAAGTGGTATTTCCATCTCCTACCGCAGCAGAAAATGATTGGTATCCTGTCGCCGCGCCCGCTAAAGTAATAGCGGTAGTGCCTGTAGAAGTCGTCGTTTCCTTAACTCTATCCGCTAAAATTAACGTCATTATGCGTTGCCTTCTGTAATTGTAGCTGATGAAATTGCTACGCTATCGCCTGTTGTAATAGCTGTACTAGACAAATTGATATTACTGCCTGACGTTCCAACAGTTAACCCAGAAATAACAAGCGTTGTGCCATCAGATTTATAAATACTTGCATTAGTTGCTGTTCCTGTCGCTCCCGCTGTTCCAGCGGTGATTGAGCTTAGCGTAATGACGCCGCCAGACGCTGCGCCGGCAAAAGGCGTTCCGCAAGTACATTCTGCCAATTCAACTGCACCTGCTGTGTAAATGCGCAGTTTTGCGCCGTTGCCAGCAAAAGTAGTAATTGCGTCCGCGCGGGAATTGCGCAATGTGGTATTAAGTGAAACTGCCATTTATTTGACTCCTATAATTCTGCCGTTAGCATCTCGAACAACTTGTTTTGGTCGAGTTACTTGGTTGTGCATTTCAGACATTCTGTCGAGTAATGCTTGGTTCTGTTGGTTTGCAAGTGTCATCATTTGCGTCATGTTCATATTTACGTTTTCAATGACATTGTTTAGTGATGTTGATAATACGCTATTCAACTGTGGGTTTCCAGTTTCATCAAGTTCTGTCATTGAATCTTCTTTACCTGCATTTAAACTTAAAACGTGTTGCTTCATACTGTTTTGAGCTTGTATCTGCGCAATGGTAATCTTTGTATCATTATCAAGCTGTGTTTTCCACTTATCAAACTCAAGTTTAGCTTGTTCAAGCTGATTGCTGGCTTGAAGTTTAACTTGTTCAAGTTGCATTGTCGCCTGCTCTGATTGCTGTTGTGCTTGCATTTTCATTTGGGCAATTTGAGCCTCTGCTTGTGTACGCTGTTCGTCTTTGCTTGGTGGTTGCGGCCCTGCTGCTTTTTTGGTTGCTTGGTCAACAAACTGCTCAAGGACACCTTCAAGTTCTCTGCCCGCTTTAAACCCACGAACGCCATAAAGCAATAGCTCTCCAACTAACGGCGCCATTGCAGGGTCTTCTTTAACCGCGCCAATGCCGTCTTTAATAAAGCCGCTTACCGCCGTCAAAAATTCCATGCGGTTTTGCTTTTCAGTCTGCTTATCAAGCTCAACTAGCGTGTCTGTTTCAATATCAATATTGAACACCCTAGCAGGCTCATTTTTAAGCAGCTGAATCGCTTGCTCTACAAATTGCGCGTCAGGCGTGTTCATAATGCCTGATACTTCAACTAAGGTCTGTGGTTGGTATTTCGAGCAGATAATCTCTGACTTCATGCGTAGAATTTCACGCGCAAAGCGATACAGCCCGTCTTTCATGTTGCCAAGACGTAGTGACGCAAACTGACTCTTAATTTGCTGTGCTGTCGCGGTTTCACTCGCTACCGACGCGCCGCGCATGATGTCGGACAGGCCAGTTGTTTCGTAAATAATTTGCTTACATGACTCACGCGCTTGATATAGCTGTTGCAGTGCAGACGCAACGTCGCCAAGTGGCATAAATTGCACAGCACCTTGCAGTCCGCCTTTTTCAACAAACGCCGCCCAATTTTTGACAGGGACAAGCACCCCATCATTACCTTCTTTCATCAAGCGTTCAATTGCAGGCTCGTCCGCCGCGTAGATGCCCATGACTTTGAGTGCTTTGGTCAAATGCTTGATTCGACCTGTTAGCTCGTCAATTTCGTCTGCTTGGTCTTGATAGAGTAGGAAATCTGCTACAGGAATCAGCGTCCCTGTCGATGTAGTGGCAAAGTAAGGCTTAGGGCAGGGGAAGAAGTTTGAAAGCTCTAGCGGGTCATCTCTGTGGTCTAAAATGACATCGTACTGCTCCGCTATCCAATAGACGCATTTTTCTGCTTTTGACCAGATTTCCCAGATTTCCGCCTTTTTATCCGCTTTAGTGGTTTCTTTGTCGCCGTCTTTACGGTTTGATGTGTTAGTTAACGGAACTTTCTCAAAGATGTCGCCAAAGCGGTCAACCCCTTCGTCTAAGGTCATATAGACGCGTCGTGCTACCCATGTCACCTCGTCCCACGTCCGAGCAGGTAGATGTGCAAAGTCCTGCCAATAGACATAATCCACCGGTGTTGTTTCAGACACAACGTGTTCGTAGACTTCCGTCTGCGCCAGCCCGTTTTCTTCGTCCAACGTGCGCTCAGGTGAGTATTCTTCCCCACCTATCTCCGCATAATTGGTAATTTCAGGCTCAAACGCTTCAATCTTTGGCTCATAGCGTAGCCACGCCACGCCTCTGCCCGGAAGAAGCCTATCATCCACCACGCAAGACAGCGTATCGTGAAAATCAGGGTATTCTTTAATCTCAAAGTCAAGAACGCGCTCTAAAATCATCGCCGCTACTCTGCCGGCGTTATTTTTATCATCAAAACGTCTTGAAATGTCAGGATTGGGCGGTTTTGCGTAAATTGCCGGTTTTAGCGTCTGTACGTTAGACCAAAGAATGTTAAATCGTGCGTCCGCTTGCTCTGCGTCCTTACGCTCGTCGCGGTAACGCTTGACAATCTTCTCGCCACGCTCGGTCCACTTCTTATATTCTTCTTGGTAGCGCGATATTTCGTCGTGCCAAGGCTGTGCTGATAGTTTGTCACTCATTATATTCGTCTACCTCTACGTTTCGAGCTGTGTTCCCACAACTCCTCTAAGGACTGGTCTTCCCAGAATTTTGCTTTGGGTTTTGGCGCTGCGTCTGGTCGTTGTTCACGCCATGCAAGACACGCGTACCGGAAAGCGTCAGCAAAGTGAGATGTCCAATCGTGTTTAGGTCGTTCATTAAACACCTTTTTGTCCACATTATACTCTCTTTGGTACTGTGTTAGCGCTTCCATTCCTTCTTTGCAACTTGGGTCGAACCAACAGTTTGCTAATGATAACCTAGCGGCTTGTATCCCGTCCATAAGTGATATGTTTGGCACAATTCTAGGCGACCACCCAAGTGACCTAAACTGCTCCTCGATACTTCTGCCTGTTTGCAGTGATTTAGCCTTCGCATCGTGCGGCAAGTACAGCCATTCGCCGTAATCATAGCCTTTACTCTGCAAAATGTCATGATAGTGCGCGATAGGCATACCGCTGTTGCTGTAGCAGTCAATAAACCTAAGCTCTTTGCCCGCCACTTGGAACCACCAAATCGCCGTGTCGTCACTCCACCCCAAATCGATAGCCGCAAATGTCTTGAGCTTGCGGTCATAGCAAGGTCTTTCCCTGCCCGACTGCTTCACTTCGTACATTTCCTTACCATATATCGCCCCCGGTATCGCCGCGTCGAAGTTGCACTCCATCTCTTGCAGCCATGCGTCCTCCGACAACTCCTTCCTCAACGCGTCTATTTCCTCTTGGTCGAGGATACCCGAATTTGAAGCTGTCAACAGCAGGGTAAAACAGTCCTTATCTTGTTTACCCGCTTCAAAACGTTCATAAAAGCTATTCTTACCCTTTGGCGTTCCAATAATTATCGCCCACCCTTTGCGGTCAGCCAGCGCAGGACGGATAACATATGGCCATACAGTTGACTTCCAATCGCCATACTCGTCAGCAATAATCCCGTCAAAGTAAAGACCGCGCAACCTGTCAGGATTGTCAGCACCAAATAACTGAATACGCGCCCCGTTTGGAAAATCGAGTCGTAATTCACTTTCGTTCACCTTTATGTTGGGTATGGGTTTTGTAAACGTCTTACAGTAATCCCAGATTACTTGTTTTGCCTGTGAGTAGTATGGGCAGATGTAGGCATACCTACCATCTCCACTAGCGTCCATACAAGCACACTTTATCAATTCGTTAATACACGCTACCGACTTGCCCGCCCTTCTGTGAGCAACCACAACTGCCCATCTTTCTTTTCTTGCGTGGAGTGGTCGAAATACATCTCTTGGCTTATAGGGTATGACAACCTTCATGATTCCCACCCTATGACAAGGCTTGCCGCTGTGCCGTCCGCGTTAGTGATACCAAACGCCACTTTGTTTTGCTCTTTAGCGCTTGCCCACCCGTGTACGTTCTGAAGGATAGCTAACGCCGCCTTTGTGTCGCCACCTAGCGCCGCGTCTTTTAACACCTGTGCCATTTGCGCCTCTGCGTCGGCAGCACCCTTCATCGTCATTAACTCGACGTTTGGGTCTAGCTGGCACAGTTGCCGATACTCGCTTGGAAGTAGCCCCGCAGCAAGGGCGAGCTTGTCACCCTTTAGCCCAAGCGCTGACGCATCGTAAATGGCGTTTAGGCGCGCCTCTGTCACTTTTAACTCTCTTGGTGAATATGGAAATGATTGCATGGTCGCATGAATCCTTAGCTTGTGAAAAATATTTATAATATATATGGAAATGACTTTTTTGGCTGTGAATGTTTTGCATCGCCTTCGGAATTGAACGCCCCCCCCTATGCGTCAATTATTTGACGGTATATATGAAAAATGCTTTTACTATATGTGAAAACGCTAATGTTGGAGATGGTAGGCCTGCCAGTCGTCTTGTCAAGTCCTCCCCACCTGCGCTTTTTTATTTTATTTTAACCCCCCCCTATCGCTGCAAGCCACGAAATACGCGGGCTGCAGAGGATTCAAGGATAAGTGTCAATTATTTGACGTTATTGCAAGTCTTTGATTCTTATAGCTTATTAAGGGTAAGCGTCAATATATTGACACTATGGCTACCTTGCACCGGCTTGACTAGGTTTGTAGGCAGTCGTTACCAGTCTTTTCTGCACTGCCTACAATTGACAACGACACACTTTGCCAGATTGCACCCGTCTAAAAGTGTAGGCAGTGTAGGCAGTGTAGGCACTGCCTACAAAGTCGCCAGAAATTCGTGGAGAGTTATACGGCTTATAATATATACATCTAATTTTTAAAGTAGATAATGGTATACCAACAACCACCCACAATCCCGCCAGCATAGAGCGGGCGTGGGCGCGCGCGTAGGCAGTCAATTGATTGCTAAACTACCCACCGCATACAGACACGCTACCAACAAACAACAAAAAGTATTGCAAAAGTTAAAACTTGCTGTATAATCTTTTGCAAGTCGTCACTTTTGGCGACTGCCTACAATGACAACAATTTGAGAGACTACCAACATGAAAATTTACGTCGGAACATATAACAAGTATAACAATGGCAGCATTGCAGGCGCGTGGCTAGATTTAAGCGACTACAATGACGCCGAACAATTTATCGACGCGTGTAAGGAATTACACAATGATGAAATTGACCCTGAATTGATGTTTCAAGATTTTGATGACATACACAAAAACTATTGCCGCGAGTGTATCGACATTGCTGAAGTCTATTATTATGTCAACGCTTGCAATGGTGATGGTAAAGACGTCATTGATGCAGGGCTTGATTGTGAAATACCACTTGATTCAATCATGGACGCGTATATCGGCGGTTATGAAAGTGATGTTGATTTTGCTTACGATATGGCCGAACAATGTGGCTACTTAACCTTAGAGACTAACGCGTGGCCGTATAACTGCATTGACTGGCATAAAGCGGCGCGCGAGTTAATGTTTGATAACGTAGAATCAAAAGGTCATTACTTTAACTGTCATTTTTAAGATTCCAGCGTGTAGCGCGTGGCTAACGTCGCGCGTTATGCGGTGTAATTTTGCACCTAATAAAAATAAGGTTTAACAATGAAAACATATAGAATTTTATCAATTGACGCGTGGCGTGAATGTGAGGGTTACACTTGGAACGCGTGGTATGACGCGGGCGATATTACACCCGACGCAATCCATTGGAACGCGCGTAAGCTGCTGAAATATTTTCGTGATAACGGTTTTTTAACTGAAAAAAGCGCCGGTAAATGTGCAATTGAAGACGACCAGTATAATATTGTTATTGTTGAACGTTCAACGCGCCGGCCCTTGTTTGCTATTGAATATGGGGTAGACAACTAATGACGACTATATACCTAGAATTTATTGACGCCCCTATGTGGTATCACACGCGCGGGTTAATGCAAACCGCAACAGGTTACGGTCGCAAACTAAACACCGGCAAAAAAGCTATTGTAGGCGACAAAGAATATCGCGTTTATGCTAGTTGCTTCTCAAATGTAGCGTGTCTTTATATCATCATTAAAGGCGTCAAAATTTACGTTGATAACTGGAAATAATAAAATGAAAACATATTTAATAAATGACGACGAATTATTCAATTATAGGGTTGAAGCTACCAGTTACCACCAAGCCATTGCACTATTTAAAGACTTATATCGCGTTCAAGGCCGGTTACGGTTGACGGCGCGTTATGCAAACGTTAAAGAATACAAACTTGATAAATCAAACTATAAATTTAGCATAAAGGAACTAACATGATAATAATATTTTTGATGCTGATTAAATTCGCAATACTGGCGATAATGCTAGAAAACTAAACAAAGAACCCGCGATAACAAGCGGGTTTTTTATTGCATCAAACAATTGCAAGGGCTTAACGCCCTTTTTTATTGCCTACCATTTAACGGCCTACAATGGCCGATAGACTGCAAAACAATTTAAAGCAATACTACCCTACGCCTTATCATTCAATCAACCAATGACAAGCCAATAAAAGCTATTCTATAACCCTATTCAATAGCAGGTGTAGCACGGGTTAACAGGCAATTGAACGCGTAAAATCTTATTTGATGGTCATTTGATAGGCTCAGAATTTCAAATCTGGTAAGGGCTAGGATTTCAAATCTAATGAACGGCCAAATTCTGCCACGAAACGATTTGCAAAATTCTGCCACGAAACCGATTGGCAAAAAAAAAAAAAAAAAAAAAAAAAAAAAAAAATTCCCCAAATATCCGAGCCGATAAATGGGGAATTCCATGAACTAACAATTAGAGAGAATTGTTAGAGGTATGTTATTTGATTGCTACAACTTTTGCAACAGGTTTCTGCTCTGCCAAATCCCGAAGGCTAGATTTGCTCATGTGCGCAAACTCAGGTGCGCAGAAGACGTGCTTCTTAGTCTTAACAGAGCGCGACGCACACATACCGACATCAACCCAACCTGCTTCTTCAAGCGCGTGGAACAGCGCGGCAGGCGGGAATTGTTTACTGCCAAACGACATAGCAGCTCGCTCACAAATTGCCTGAAAAGGAGAGGCAATCACGCCCGACGCAAACTCACCCATACGCAAAGAAATCATATCCAGCAGTGATGACTCAACAGCAGACATACCATTCTGCACCAGTGACATCTTAAAGTCCGTCATAGGTGCAGGCGCAGCAGGGTTGAACGCGCTAACGTCACGGTTAAACAACCAGTTAGCGATAAGGTCATATCCACCGTTGTTAAACCAGCTCCAAATACGCGACGCAACATCAGGCGGAAGACGCGACGCGTTGCTCCATGTACCAAACCACCGACGGTCACCCGATTCAAGCGACAGCGGCACACGGTCATTAGAGAACGCAAGCACGGCAAGACGGTTTACAAGATTGTAAGGGGCAAGACCTTTACGGTTAACTGATAGCATCTCAGGTGGCGCGGCGATGACTGGCTTGAGTTTGTTCGCAAGCATCCGACGTGCGGCGCTGTCTGCTTCTTTAAGCTCGTTAATGACTACGATTTCTGCTTCAAGATGATACCCCCACGCGGACTGAATCGTATCAGTAGACATCAGAGAGTAATTGCGCAGGTTAGGCCCGCATACGGCGTATATGAACGGCGCGTACATGGTGTCTTTACCGATACCTTGACCGCCAGCGTGAAGGATAGCGTGGTTAATCTTAACGCGTGGGTTCTGCACCTTGAACGCCATGTAATCCCAGATATGCGCAAGCTCACGCTCATCTGGAACAAGAGATTTACAGTGGTCGAGCCATAGAGATATGTCGCCGCCCAAATTTCCGCCACGGGACGAATTGGGGCGGGCGTCGCGCCACCGGTTGCCGTAAAGCTCACCGTCACGCGTAGCAATAACAGAATCACCGGCAGCAAAGGTAATACCTGCAAGCACTTTAGCGCCCATCACCTGACGGTTTTCGTCAAAGCTCATTGCTGCTTCAACTTTACGGTCAGAGTGAATACTCTTGCACGACACATGACGGTAGACGGCGTTAAACGTCTGGCGTGAGAACTCACGACGGTTCTGCAAATCGAAATAAGAATCGTCAGACATAACGTACGCAAAGCGCTGATACCACTCTGCCTTCTCAAGCCGTGCGATTTCCTTCTGTTCGACTTCTGCAATAATAGCGGCGGCGTCAGTGCTGAACATATCCGACGGCTCAAGTTTGCCAATCGCATTGTGCATCACCTCCGCCAATATTTCCTCCCGAAGACCGTGTGAGTGCTTAGGTCCACCCATCTCAGCCACCCACGCGAGGTAAGTACGACTGTCCCATGACGAACAATGTCCGTGAAAGCAACAGTAAGCGCGGTTGAGCGGGTGGTATCTGCCCATCAACTGCCCATCAGTATGCTCGGCGTGGTTAGGGCAGACTACGCCAACCCAGCCTTCAGCATTAGCAGACTCCATCACGTCGCCACGAGAGGCTAACCAGTCAAGCACTTCATCGTTGCCTGTGTCAATAATAGCGATTGGACGCACGGACGCGGTGTCAGCATCAGACGGGTGAACATCCAGCGCCGAGCAAATTTGGTCGAGGGTAAACTCACGCTCAGGGTGGAATTCTACAAGGATAGACTGAAACGATGCGCGGTCAGGCTTTAAATTGACCGACGCAGGCAGGCGAAAATTCCGCACAGGGTTAATTGCGCCGCTGTCAGTGTAGCCAGCGTCAGCGATTGCTTTAATAGCTGCACTGAATTCACCCTTAGTGGGCATATCATCTAAAGCGAAGGTGTAGCCCCATTGAAAATTTTGCGGTGAGGTCTCCATTATCCACGTCGGCTCAATGGGCGGGCGTAAACTCTTAGTGCCAATATCATCAAGCACAAGGAAGGCGACATACTCGCAGTTGCCCGCACTCGCAGACGGTTTGCCCTCTTTAAAGCGTGACGTGATAAACGACGCGGTATTGCCATACCATGCACCCTTGCCATCGTACTTTGCTGGCAAGTAAGCTGGCCACGCAAACTGACCATTGTCTTTAGCTATTTGTTTGACCAGAAGGACGCTCTCGCCCTCAGGTGCAATACGTTCCAAATACTTAATAAAATTCATTTTCCATATCTCTCTAATGTTGATACACCAACGGCTAGCGGTAAGCCTTCTGCCCATGCAGGAGCGCTACACATCACCGTTTCCAAGTCTTGCGCGGCGCTTTCCGCGTCTTCTTTTTTCACTTCTAAGACGATTTCATCGTGAACATGAAGCACGACAGTATGCCCGATTCGACGCAACGCGTCACGAAGTAAATCGTTGGCAATCGCTTGTGTAATATTCTCACAAGCAAGTCCAGCCCATAGCCTAGCTCGCGGCCATTCAACTGCATCAGCAGCGGGTTTCCACGCCGCCTTAGCGTAAGATACGCTACCGTCTTCAATGTATGCCGACGGGTAGCACAGCACCCGACCCGAAGGCAGGGCGTACCACAAATTCACGCCATCAAACAGATACGTCACGCGCCCAGCGGTAAACTCACGACCTTTGTGACGCATGGCGCACATATACGCCCGCTCAAGCTCACCCCAGTAGCGCACTGCCCAAGTGTTACTGCGACGCCACGCGTCAACGGTACGTTTAGCCTCCGCTTCAGGCAGTGAGATGCCATAGGCTTTGCCCATTGCACCAAACGCGCCAGCACCACCCATATAACCACACGACAGAATCGCCACTTTACCTATCTGACGTTGGTCAGGCGTGATGGCGTCCATTGGACGGTTAAAGATACCTGCCGCCGCGCGAATGTAGATGTCCTCACCCGTGCGAAACACATCAAGCACATCTTCACTGCCATGCTGCAAACTAGCCCAAGGCGTCACACGCGCTTCAATACCTGCCCAATCTGCTACCACGAACACATTACCATCGGCAGGTATTAGCGCAGGGCGAAGCATACCTTTTAGAACGTCCGTAACGCGCTTGCCATGCACTGGAACGATGTTGCGCCCGATGACCATATCATCGCGCACTCGCTGTGGCTCTTTAGCGCATTTACGCGTGAAGTTATGCACCTGCGCACCATATGACGACGCTCGACCAGTTGCACTGCCACCGTTGAACACAAACGCGCCACGCACACGGTGGTCTTCAAAGTCCGCAAGGTAAAGCAGACGATTAAACTTCGCCACCGACGACGCCCACAGGTCATCAGCGCACTGAATCACCTCACCAACGTGCGAGGGGATTTCCTCTGGGTCGTCAATCAACATCAAATTAGCGCGAACGCTTTTATCAATGGAATACTTCTCACCGTTCCACATCAACGCACGCGCCGCAGGGCCGACACGCTCAAGCACCCACTCACGCATCTTAGGCGAGCGAACGGACTTAATTGCACCGTCGGTCAGCTCCACGACACGCGATTGGATTTCTTCAAGCTCGACACTGGCGTAACGCATTGCGGCGCGACACAGGTCAACGTCCACGAGAACACCCGCGTCGTTAATGCGCTCATTGACGTGATAATCCGCAAGCTCGTCATCAGTCAATTGACGTAGCGCAGTAGACACTGCTCGCATAGTCCGAACGTCTTGACGGCAATACTCGATAAGCTCAGGTAGCAGTTTGGTGTTAAATGGTGGAGTGCAGCACTGCTTGACTAGCATCTTGCCTCGGTGGTCTTTGCGCATTTCGCTAGAGATAGCACGACCAACGTCTTCTAAACTGCCGGGAAGACAATTAGCGCGGGCTTGCACAGCCGTGCAGTAAAACTGCTCTAACTTAAAGTCTATCTGTAGAACGTACCAAAAGATTAACCGCTCAAAGGCAGCGTTATGCGCGCGTATCTGACCCGTGTAGTTGCGCACGTCATCGGGGAACGGCAAGTTAGGCGTCCATGTCTGCACGTCACCATCATCAAAGGCGTAGCACATACACAGCACGTCAGTAGATAGGTCTTGCGCGTAATTGTAGACGCCGTGCTTGGGCAGGTCACATTCGCTCTTTGTTTCAAAGTCAATATATAGCATCAAAACACCTCGCACGATTCTGAACACGCACCGGCAGAGTCTAAATCATCATTAAAATTAGCCATAGTAACTCTGTACCCATCCACAAAAGGTTCAAAAGGCAGTTTTGCTTCAGCTAGAATATCTTTAGTAGATTTAGCACCTCGAAAAAATACACGCTGATACTCAGGGTCTAAATTAAAACCGGCGTTACCATACATAGCCTCCATTCTTGCAGGAAAATCAAAGATAGCAGGGTTTTCTTTAGCTAAAGTTAATAACTTACGTTTAGACTTTTTCCAACACCATTTACAATTACCTTCATGTTCGTGCAAATTAAGCCTAAAAGGTTGCAGTTCCCAAAAGTTTCTAACTTCTTGCTTAGTAATTTTTAAATCAATTAACGGGTAGATGATTCTGTTTTCTGAAAACTTGGCGCTAACCCTATCAAGCTCATCTAACCGAATACCTATGGCAGTATCATACGACCCGCTTTCCCACCCTAAATTGCGAACGTATTTAGTTATAGGCGCTAACTTTAGTTCTCTTGTGCAAATAGGCTGCTTTTGATTAGGTATGCCGTACTTTTTAATAATTTCTTCAAATGGCTCACCTAACCTAGAAGCAGACGCAAAATCTACCACGTTAAATCCTGAACCTTTGCGTTCGTTATGGAATACTTTAGTTTCAAGCCATACGACATTAAAGTTAAAATGCTTGTCACATAAGTCAACGAATTTCAATGTAGCTTCGCTTTCTTGTCCAGTATTGGCAAACAAAACAACGGTTTCTTTATAGGGGTTATTTTTTAGCAATAGCGAGGTCATAAAACCTGAAGTTTCTCCGCCGCTAAAACTTATTAAAAGTCTGTCTTTTTTATTTGTATTCATAAAAAAAGGCGGCCTTTCAGCCGCCCCTCTCCTTATCGGTTATGCGCGTCTGCGGCGGGTGGCAGGCGCTTCATCCTCGACAGCTTCTTCTTTTGGCGCAGGCTCACCATCTAGGCTAATCCACTCCACAATGTCAAACATCGGTGTGTAGATACGCCCGTAGGCTTTATGCTGATAATGTTCTTTGCCCAAAGAAACAACAGCCACTGGCTTACTTTGGTCTGTTTCTACTTGATTGGCAATGTTGACCGCTAAGGTCTGCACTGCGCGTTTACCACCCACGCTAGTGACGGTGTAGCGTACTTCTTCGCCTTTATCTTCACCATCTATACATTTGAGCGAAAAGCCCACTTGCGTTTCCCAGCCACGTTTAGCGGCGGCAGGCGCAGGGTCTAGTTGTGGCAATGGCTCAGTAACGCTAACCATCTTTTCACCTAGCACTTCACCCTCGCCCCATGCAATAAAACCATGCGTAAAGCTGAACGGATTAACTGCCCAAATGCTGTCATTGTCTACTTCGGTTTCTGACGCGCCATATACCCAATGGCCTGTTCTATCCATTTTAAGGATAGTCACGCCGCCAGCCGTGCTGGTGTCGGTTTGAATGTTGCGAAGTGCGCTGCTGATTGAATTTACTGCTGGAAGGTTGGCGTTGCCAAATACGGTTAATGATGTCATTTTAATTTACCTTTAAAGTTTATTGAGGGCATTTGTTAATTGTTGCCCGATTAGTAAGACAGTAGGGCGGGGGTCACTTTCGTGCGCCATCGTACTGCCAGAAGATACCACTGCAACGACGTCCGTTGGCATAGGCAGTTTCAGAGCCTTTAATTTCTTCTCTGCCTGTGCCGGTGAAACTAATTTAGAATCGTAGATGTCATCGTTTGTTAAACCAAGCGCCAGAAGCGACTCAACTGCTTCTGACTCATTAGTCCATTTTCTTGTCCCTCGTTTAGCTACTAATTTGTAGTTAGGGACAGGTTTACCCGCTTCGAGCATTTGAAACGCAAGCGCTCTCAAATCGGTAATCCATTGTTCCAGAATCTCAGCCTGTTGTAAATAGTTTGCAATAGAATCTGCATCAATATTATCTAGCGACGCCTGCAACGCTCTATCTACCTCACCTGTCATTAAAGGACAAGTTGGTTTAGCTGCGCACCACTTGCAGTGCTTACCGCTAGCTAATGGCGCGTCAGGTGCGTCAGACAAATCGATAGCCTTCTTAAGTGTATTTTCAAACTCTCTAATGCGTTTAAAGGTGGTTTTCCAGCGCTTGACCGACGGAGGCTGAACAATCACAAGCTCAATAGACGCCGCGCCATCAAACACCCATTCTAGCCCTTTTGTGCGCATAGCGGCGGCGGCATAGAACATGAGCTGTTCGTTCTCCTCCACTTCTACGCTAACGCCACTGCCAAACTTCCAATCTAATATGACGGCGCGGTCACCAAGGCGTCCAATAAGGTCAACGCTACCAAACACCTCAGGCAAGAAGTCACCATAACTGACATTGGCTTCAACGGTAAACTCCATCGACTTGGTAGGGTCAATTTCATCAAGCGCCGCTAGCGCCGGCTCAATCTTTTCCTTTGCCAGCTCAGTTGTCATATCAATGCCAGCATAAGATAGACTGTAGATGTTGAAGTTATCCTCAGTGAGTAATTTCTCCATTGCAAGGTGGCAAAGTGTACCTTCATCGGCAAACGATGACGACGGCTTAGGTGGCATTTGTTGCACCAACTTAACACTGGCTGGGCAGGCGATAACACGTTTGGCGGTGCTACCGCCGGCGATACTTGAATGGCTCATTTTAGTTTCCTCTAGTTTAGTGAGATTGCAGTATATCAAAAAAAGTTTGCAAAGAAAAGTTTGCAATGATAAACTTTAGTCATGTTAGAAAAAGACATCGAAAAACATCTAATAAAAGTCGTCAAAGAGCTTGGCGGCAAATCATATAAGTTCACCTCCCCTGCTTGTCGGGGAGTGGCAGATAGAATCGTGTGTCTACCGAATGGCAGTACATGGTTTATTGAGCTTAAAACCGCAGGTGGCAGTCTGTCAGCACTGCAAAAAGTCTTTGCATCAGATATGAGCAAACTTAATCAAAAGTACGCTTGCCTCTGGAGCAAAGAAGATATTAACAACTGGAGAGAAAACAATGATTGAATTTGTACAGTACCTTGATGAAAGCAATTTAGCGTACCTTATTATGCTGTTTTGTTTCTTGCTAATGGCGCGTTTGCATCTTAATGCGTTAACTGAAATTGCGCGTCTTCGCAAAATTATGAAGCAGGTGATGAGATGAGTGCAACTTTACTTCTCACATTATCTTTTTTGACTGTCGATACCAATATCGACAAGAAAGGGCGCACTACGACGCATGAAACGATTGCGTACACAACCAGCGCTATACCCTACGAGTCTATGCGGGCGTGTACTAACGCTCGTGAAGAATGGAATCTTGCTATTGGAGCTTACCAAATGAGTAAGCGCCCTACTCGCATCATAATGGCGGTGTGTAATGACAGCGCAATGGGAGTGGTAGAGTGACCGAGATAACTTTAAAAGCCTACTGCGCGGCACATAAAGTTAGCCGCACCAGTATGGACTATCACATCGTTAAGATGGGGGTATATCCTGCCGGCAGTATAAGATTATCCGAAGCAGGCGCACCGTCATTCTTGTGGCGCGTTAAAGATTTAGACAAAGCCAGACTTAGACTTGGCATTAGAGGGAATGGAAAATGAAAGACGAATACAAAGGTTGGGTGGTCGCAGTTATATTTGCAACGTGTTTTATCATAGCGCAAGCGACTAACTATGTGGACAACAAGCACCGGCACACTATCATCAAAACCAATATTGGTGAGTTTATTCTTCGCGACGGTAAACTGTATGGTGTGTATGAAATGTCCAGAGATGTGCAAGGTAATATGGTGTCAAAATGACTAAAGATGAACTTTATAAACGCCTAACGACGGCGCAGAAAAACAAAAAGGAATTGAAGAAAATTAAACTTCAACTCCTCAAAGAAATCGAGCAGTTGAAATTGATGCTCAGAGCATTGGAGGAAGGGTAATGGAAATAGATGATGTTGCAGCGCTCATGTTTTACATTGGCGTACTATTTTTAACGGGGGTATGGCTATGTCATTAGTTAAGCCTGTATCTCCAGTAACACCTGCGCCAACAGCCGTTGACTGTAAACATGACCATTGGCGCGTATATAATAGCCTTGGTTACCGCGAGTGTGACCGATGCAAAGAACAAAGACCCATTTTTAACGATATACGGCATCAAAGATGAACATTTCACAGATTTTTATTGGTTTGTCACCATTTTTAAAAGACAGATTTACAAGCGAGGTATTTACGCTTGGGCTTATTAACGAGCTAAACGAGCAACGCTTTCGTGCTAGATGCAGACGATTGATACGTCAGCACAACGGCGAAACGCGCAAGCTGTACAAAGCGCTAAACAACTTAACAATGAATGACAGATTGCGATTTTTTGATGTGGTGAGCGGACATGAATGACAAAGATTTAGATATAGTAAGAGAAGCGGTAAAGTACAACAGTCAAACAGGACACTTTTACAAAGGAGGCGCATCTACGCCTGCTGCACTTAACTGGAAAAACAAAAACGCAACAATCAACGTTAAAAAAAGTGGGCTGCACACTAACTTTTTAGCGTGGAAGGTTGCGGTGTTTTTAGCCTACGGTTGGTATCCAGCGCATACTGACGCGGTAGAGTATTTAGATGACAATCCAACTAATCTGCGCATCAGCAATATTAGAGTCATTAAAGCGTCTGAAGACGAAATGACCATGATTGACTTCTGTGATGAAAACGACTTGCGCTACCCTAGCGTGTCGGCGCTTATGCGCGGCGAACCGTTTACCCGCCGAGTAGAGAACGGGTATTCAAGAGCGTATTTTAGTAAAAGCATACTAGAAGCTAATTGCGCCAAATTGCTTGCTAAGAAACTTCGCGATGAAGAAATAAGAGAAAAGCCCAGAACGCGACCAATGGGCAAACGTCGAAATGAACACTTTATGCAATTCTTGAGAACGCACACTATCGTGCCTAAAGGTTGGGAGATGACGTTATGTTAAAAGGCGACTCAGTACACGCAGGCGACCCCGTAGACGCACCAGCACATTATCAAGGTGACAAGATGCAGTGCATCGACGCAATGGAAGCAATGCTAAGTGTTGATGAATTCAGAGGATATTTGCGCGGTAATATTTTTAAGTACCAATGGCGTTTTAGAGATAAAAACGGTCTTGAAGACTTGCGCAAAGCACGGTGGTATTTAGACAGACTAATCAAATTGGAGAATTTCTAATGTACGCATTTAAAAGTGGACCCGTAGACCAAGACCCAACCATCAAAGCGCTACGCGGCGAGGATATGGAAAACTACATGAATTTGCTCAAATGGCTAGATACCGTGCCGTTTATCCCCTTGAAGGTAAGCGACATTGTGTTGCCTTGGCGGGATAGATGAAACCAAAGCTCAAAACGATGAATGGGGTGTGGATATGCTACACCCCTTGCTGCTCCATTCCGATGATGGCAGACCACCCCAAAACAGCGTACTTAAGATGGAAATTTATCAATGCTAAGACCCAACCAGATAGAAGCTGTTGCCTTTTTGAGCCAAATAGACAAAGGGATGATTCTTGCCCCAGTAGGGGCAGGCAAGACAGCAATAACATTGACAGCGATGAAGGAGGCGCTCGACACGGGCAGAGTACGTCGGTTCTTAGTGATAGCGCCAAAGCGTGTCTGCACGGATGTGTGGACGATAGAGCCGGCGAAGTGGGCGCCAAGTCTGACAGTATCTATCGCCGTTGGCTCGCTAAATCAGCGTCTAGCAGCATTTGACGCGCCATCTCAGGTGGTTGTGACTAATTACGATACCCTTCAAACGCTACCGCCATTGCCTGACTTTGATGGCGTGGTGTTTGACGAATTGACTGTTTTGAAGAACCCGTCAGGCAAGCGTTTTAAAGCGCTGTTTGCGCGTATCAAAGACTTCAAAATTAAATGGGGGCTTACCGGTTCGTTTACCAGTAACGGACTTGAGGACGTGTTTGGGCAGTGCAAGATAGTGGACGCATCGCTTCTTGGTAAATCCAAAACCGCCTTTCTTCAAACGTATTTTGTGCTACTCAATAAAGACTTTGGTGAATGGGTTGCCAAGTCCACATCACTGCGTGACGTCATGGCGGAAATTAAACCCGCAACGTATCTTATCGACACGCAAGAGTACATGGACACTTTGCCCCCGCTTAACGTTGTGCCAGTCAAATGCGCGATGGATATGAAGCAATACGGTGAGATGAAGAAAGACTTTGTGGTGTACTACGAAGACAAAGAAATCATTGCGGTTAACGCCGCCGTAGTGGTCAACAAACTGCAACAAATGGCTAGCGGGTTTTCCTACATTGAAGGACACCCTACCACATGGTTCTCGCGCCACAAGTTTGACCGTCTTGATGAAATACTAGCGGAAAACCAACACGCCAATACGATTATCGTGTACAACTTTCAGGCAGAGCTTGAAGAACTTAAACGCCGATACCCAAACGCGCGGACAATCGACCAGCAAGGCGTCATTTCGTCGTGGAACGCAGGGCGAGTGGAATTGCTACTGGTACACCCTAAATCAGCAGGGCATGGGCTGAACCTCCAATTTGGCGGCAGTAAAATGGTCTTCCTGTCGCTTCCTTGGTCACTTGATAGATATGAGCAGACCATTGGACGGTTGCACCGTAGTGGACAAAAGAGTGCCGTATATTGCTATGTACTGCTAACAGACAAAACCGTAGACGAGCGCATATTCGCAAGTCTGCATGACAAACGCGCAATCTCAGATATTGCCTTAGAGGAATTAAAATGAACAACTTAACATGGCGCGACATCTTCTTTAATTTGAACAATTACACAGAAGGTGAATTACAGGTGATGATTGAGTCAGAGCGCCACGGTAAACGTAGACGCTCTATCTTGGTGCGGTTGCATCAGCGCTACTGCATACTCCGCGCTAATCGTGAGCGTGACGAATTACTCGCTTAAAAACAATTCTGCTTCCGCATTTCTGCGTCGAGTAAGCCCAGCTAATACTTTACCGCCGGCCTTGTTCCACCGCAGAAATTGCTCTGCTATTTCAGATTTAGGTTCTTTTGCTTTTAGCATCTTAACAAGCGTTGACGAAACTAAATTCCCGCTGCCAATGTTATAGCAGAGGCAAACTAGCGCATCGTATTCATTTTGGGTAAGCGGTTCGCCAATAGCGTTGACGGTATGCTCATAGGGCGCTAGCGTCTGCGCTAGTAAATGCAACGCCGCTGCTTCGCCCGGCAATGCCTGATTAGCTTTTACGGGCGTTCCATCCGCATAGCGCGTTGAGCCTATGCCAATTGTCCAAACACCTGCTGGGCATTTATAGCTTTGCAGTTTACAACCTTCAAATTCTTTAATTAGGGCTAACCCTTTCTCACCTATCTTCATTTTTTCCCCCGTAGCGATAAAATAGTCGTTAGCTTTTGTGTCAGCCGAATCATGTCGTTATCTAGCACCCGCACTTGGTCGATTAGCTCAATTAGCGCGTCTGTTGCTTCTTGCAAAATAGGCTTTACGACGGTGGTCGCCCAGAGCCAGACAAAGTAGACAATATAGCCCATACCGCCAGCAGCGATAATTGGGAATCCATACTGGTTAATATATTTAGCGATAGCATCGGCGTCCATTAGCCTTTTCGCTCCACTGATGGGGGCTTGGGTTTTTCTTGCGGTATCTCAAGCGCCGTAGACGCTAATTCATCAATTCTAACGATGTCATGCGACATGGCTGTAACACGTTTATCTAGCTGCTTGATAATACCAATCAGACTTTTAATCTTCTCAAGCACACTATCAAGCAGAAATTTCTGCGTCAGGTAGACGAAATACATTCCGCCAGTTGCCGCCGCAATAGGAAACCCTACGTCCGAGGCAAATTGCAGGAATTCCATTATTTACTCGTCCACCAAGCGATGAAAGAGAACAGTGCGCCAACAGTAAAGACGATACCGCCGATAAAGCCCTTGTAGCGCGTTTGCTCGGTTTTCATCTCGTCAAGCGCAGCTATGATAGCGTCTAGCTTTCTCCCTCTGTCTTCAAACACTTCTTCTAGTGCATCAATGCGCTGTTCTACTTTAGCTAAACGGCAGGCTTCGTCGGGCATCTCGACCTCACTTCAAGAATCTAAGTTTATAAAGCACGGTGAAATAAGTTTCCATTACTCCATCGATTAGGTTTTGAATTGGCGTGTCATCTTTACCGCAGACTTTATAGCGGTTTTCGTCAATCCATGTCACTTGTTTCTTTAAGAAGTCTTCAATATTATCGACATTTTTACTGCCAATAATTTCTAAGTCTTTTAGCAGTTGATAACTGCCTTGATACGCCTCAACTAAGCCGTCCGCTTGTTCGATAATCTCATGATAAAAGTCGTTTAGCGCCATGTGCGCGGCATAACTTCTAGTGCGTAGATGCTCACGGTGCGCAACATCTCTTGCAAGGAATAATAACGAAATAAAATGCTCCATTATAAGACCTTATCAATAGACACTTGTGAAATTGAGCCGCTATCAACAAGCAGTTGAAGCCAAGGCTCTGCATCGGAAACAAGCAGTGGTTGTGCAAACTCGACTTTCACTGTTGTGATTTCATCCGTCTTGTTATTATCCCATTTGATTTTCTCGGCAAGCGTTAATGCGTTGCGTATGTCGTCTAAAGATATGCGTTTTGGTAGTGCCACAGGAACAACAGGCGCGGGGGAAATGAAAATACCGTTAACATAGTCGTCACCAATGTTTGCTGTGTCTGATTTAATAAGCACCCAATCACTAGGCATTAAATGTACATCTTCGTCACGCAAAACAAGGGTGTTCTCTACTTTTAAATTTAATATTTTTGCGTATCTCATCACTCTCTCCAAAAAATAAGGCAGTATCCGCCCGTGCCCGCGGTAATGTTAATAAACGAATTAGAAGAATCACTTTGATTGCTAACCCCTCTAGCGCCTTGACCACCATACCCGTAAGCATTATTTAAAGGTGAGCTTCCGCCAGTGCCACCGACAACGAATAAATATTCTGTCTGCCCTGCGGTAAGAATAAACCCATTAGACCCCGTAGCGCCGTTATTCCCACCAAGCCCTCCAAGCCCTCCAAAACCGTGATATACGTTACCACCAACTTGAAAGAAATCGCCGTATCCTCCACCAGTACCGCCCGCAGCGGATAAAGAAACGCCTGTTCCGGTCACTGAAGACGTACCGCCCGCAGCGCCCCCTGCACCAGCAGAAGTAGCCGCCGCGCCGCCTGAGCCTAAAGACACAGTTAAATTTGACGTAATTTGAACGATTGCAGTGGTTAAATAGCCGCTACCTCCTCCACCTCCGCCGCCACCAGTTAGCTTAGTAGTTGATTGTCCATAACCGCCAGAACCCCCACCACCGCCACCACCAAGCAGAACAACCATACATTCAGTCACCGCGCCAGAAGGACGCGTCCATGTACCGCCGCTAGTAAATGCTTGAGAACGATTCCACCCGCCACCAGCACCGCCGGTGCCTATAATAGCGCTCATTTGTAATGTCATTTTTTAAATCCTATATTAAAGAACAATTACCCAGCCTTTAGTGCTGCCGGTATATACAAGAGTTACGTTTCTATACGCAACATTTAATTCAAGATTTTGCACTGTCCCCATGATTTTTAAACCGTTAGGGTTAATAGTCAACGCGCTAGTGCTAAATGTACCAGCATAATCTGCTACAGCGACATAATCATTAGTAGCCGGAGAAGCAGGAAGGGTAATGGTGAACGCGCCGCCAGACGTATCGGCTAATATAGCATCCCCAACTAAAGCGGGGTCATAGGTTGCGTTTTTGTATATCCATTTTAAAAATACTTGCCCAGATGCAAACGTAATTGCACCCGTCATCGTGCCGCCAGCTAACGCAAGATAGCCTGCAATAGTTTGACCTGCATTGAAGACGATATTACCTGTCATCGTACCGCCAGCTAACGGAAGAAACAGTGCAGCAGCGGCTGTTAATTGCTCATATCTTACGGAGTCACCATTCGATGTACCAGCGGCAAGCCCTGTGAGTTTCATTGCGTTCATTGGCAAGTTAGCAGACGGCGTAGATTGACCGTCACGCGTCAAGCAATTTGTCAAAGCTGTAGCAATGTCGGTATTGGTGTTGTTTGTCGTTGACGAAGAAATCGTTGTGCCGGTGACAACGGGGTTGCCAGCGGGCAGACTATATGTTCCTGAGCCGTTAAAAGGCATTATTTTTCTCCTGTTATTGAGGTGACTGCGCCAGCAGCAGTGCGTGGTAGAATTCTACCATACTCTATTGCCGCAGAGGGAATTGCATATTCATCTGCTTTTTGAGCGCGTTCCAACGCGTTAGCAAAGGCTTCTGACGATATTAACTCCCTAGATAATTTATCGGCAAGTTTAGTGTCGGCTGATTTTAGTAAAGAAGTGTGAATCCATTTAACCAGCGAAGCGCCTTCAGTCAATGCAAACGGTAAAGATGGCGTCGCTTTGGTCGCCATTTTAATCGTCCCCTCGTTTGCTTTTCGTCCACTACTAGCAAGCTCAGCAAACTTTTTCTGGTCAGTAAGCGTGGCTAGGATACCTTCTACCGCGCGTTTAACTTGAGGCTTATCAGCGGTTAAATTATCAAGCGCTTGAGCAGTGTCGTAAGGGTGTGCGGGCGCGGCTTTTTTAACGCTTTCAATCATTGACTGAATATGCGCTGTTTCTTTAAAATCAGCTAGTTTAGCCGCACCTTCTTCTTTACCATAAGTAGATTTTAATAGCGTCGCAATGCGCGGGTTTTCTAAAGCCGCATTTACTTTAGTGCCTGCTTTGTCTACGCCTGTTGTAATAGGCTCAAACGCATTGCTAATAACTTGCTTTGCCAATTCAGGTTTAGCTTCAGGCGTCATCTTGTGCAGTATGCGCCCCATTACACGAGCGTCAGCGTTGACCGCTACTTTAGCCAAGTTTGCCGCGTCAGATACGCCGCTTAGGTCTTTAGCTGATTTGCTAATAATACGCTGTTGATTAGCAACCGATTCGTCCACCACTTTAGGAATCGCTTTAACTTGCTCACCAAGCGCGGTTTGATTTGCTTCGATAGGTTCAAAGTTACGCACGATTTCACTTAGCCGGTTTTGAATCCCCGCGCCAGTAGAATCAAGCGTTTTTAGCGCCTCTCGGTTATCTTTTAAAAATTTATCTGCGGATTTGCCGCCTTGCACAACTTCGGCGTTGAATTTGCCCTCAACGCCTGTTGCAATAGCTTGTAGCGCTTCGGGGTCATTCCCAAACGCGCGAATAAAATCCGCCGCTCTATCTGGCTGAAGCATCCGCTCCGTTACATCTGACGGGCTTATTTTAGGGCGAGCGTTACTTGTCTGACGCGTTAAATTAGAAACGGCACCTTCTTTAAACGGCTCTGCAACAGTTGTTCTGTAAAGCTCATTGGCTTGGTTAAAAACGGTTCGCGCTTCAGAAGGTGCGTGTTTAGCGATAGATTCTTCAATACCCTGTCTTAATAAGTCTAAGTTAGCAATGGTAAGCCCTGCTTTAGGGTCACCTTTAAGATTTCTTGCTTCTTTTAATACGACACTGCGAAGCTCTTTAAGGTCTTCCAATTTAGCCGCATGAGGTATGCCCTCAGACGTCTTTTTCATTGGATTGCCTCTGGCGTCAAGAATTGCAGGCCCTTCTTCTGCTTTTTGTTTAAATACGGTAAGCGCTTTATCAGTTAAAGGGGCGGTATCTTTATTGATAGCGGTAGAAATTTTATCCGCTATTTGAGATGCTTTATCAATTAACGGTTGAACGCTAAAAGGCTCAGGCGCAAGCTCATAGGCTTGTTTGTATATAGGACTTACTAGAGCTTTAGCTTCATCTTCTAGTGCTACTTTACGCGCAGCAATAGACTGCCCAATTTTACGTTGTTCTGGTTGCGCAACTGTACTAGCTACCTGCTGCTTGGCTTCTTCAAGTCCTGCCTGTTGTGTTTCGGCTTGGCGCAATAGTTCGGCTGTGCGAGCCGATTTAGTATCTTCAAGCGCTCCTTTCTGCGCAATTTGCGCGTCACGCACGTTCTGATATGGCGCGTTAGCGCTTACATTGCTAACAGGCAATTCACCTTGGTGCAACGCATTAAGCGAGCTTTGCGCTTGATTAACTCTTGATGCTAATGCTTCATTTTCGGCATTACGTTTAGCTGTCCATTCTTGCGGAAGTTGCTCCTCTGAAGTTCTTATTGACCCCGCTAATTCAGGCGAATTCATCTTGACGGCTAATTGTTCAGGTGTAACACCCTTATTTCTTAGCCGGTCAATCATAGCAGGTATATTTTCTTCGCTGCCTGCAATATCACGCATTTTTCTATTGACCATAGCTTCTCTGCCACGCTCAAACACAGGCTCAACAATTTTATACCCTAGCTTAGCCGCAGGATTTATAAACGAAGTTGCTGCGCTTACGCCTCCGCCTACAACGCCGCCAGTAAGTCCTCCATCGTCTTCAGGCGCTATAGCTTGCCCAGTCAACCCGCCTACGGCTGTGCCGGCGGTGGTTTTAGCAAGAAGGTTTTTAGCAAACCCTGTAGCTTCGCCAGTGCTTAATCCGCCAGATTTCAAGGCTTCTACAAATCGCGAAGGCGCTTTAGCTAATTTTGCCGCGCTCCCTAACGCTCCGCCAATAGGAAAAGTAGCGGCTACTTCACCTCCAAATTTACCCGCGCCATACACGTCACTTTCAGGTTTAACACCTAAATCAGTAAGTTTTTGTTGAACGGCGGATTTAAAATCTTGCGCTGCGGTTGACTCAGGGTTAATTAGTTTATGCGGTATATCCGCTAAGTTGATTACTGCGTTAGCCGCCCCCCCTACAACGCCTCCAGCCAAATTTTGAGCTTCTTGCGCATAGGTATCTACAGGGTGTTCCATAAACCGTTTGAGCATTGACGGCTCTTGCTTAGGTGCTTCTTGCGCTTGAGCGCCGCTTAAATGCAATAGCCCTTCATCGCTTACTTTAGTTAAATCATTATTAGCTAACGCCATTAAATCACTATCGGATAACTTGCTTAAATCGGTCATTTTACAAGCCCTCGTCTACGAATTTCAGCCATAAGGTCGTTTTGTGGAGGTACGCCCACAGGCGCTTGTTGTACAGGCTGTTGTACAGGCTGTTGTACAGGCTGTTGTACAGGCTGTTGTACAGGCTGTTGAGGATTAGCAAGTCGCTTGCTAATATCTGCGGTACCTGTTTTAAAACTTTCAAGTCGGTTGTTAGCTTCTTGTCGTAAAGTTTGCAAGCCCCTGTTAAATGCTTCTGGGCTGTCGGCAGTGCTTAGCATTTCACGAGCGTGTTTAGCGGCAGCCACAGATACAGCGGACGACCCAGTGCTACCAGACATGATTTTAGCGTATTCATTAACGGCTGTTTCAGTCGAGTTTTTAAACGCTTTTAATTCAGGGTTTTGAACGCCGCTTGACTGCCATGACTGAATAAGTTGGTTAACCATTGGAGATTTAGTTCGTGCAATATTGTTGCTAAACTCAAGCGCCATTTGAGCGTTTTTATCAAACGTATCGCTAAAGTTTTTGGCGGCTTCATATTGCTTAGTTTGCACCCCTAATGAGCTAGCCCCTGCTTTAGCCCCTGCTGTCCCGCTAACAATAGCGTTAACATCGCCGCCGTTTTTAGATAGCCATTCTTGATACCGCACTTGCGTTTTAGCAGGGATTCTAGGGTTAAGCCCCGCTTGTTGCCCTTTATAAAGCTGCCCAAAAGAAGCGTTTTCTGAATCTGTAAACGGTTTAGCTGCGCCGCCCAACGCTCCACCCCCAGCGCCGTAAGGCTTAATTTCACCTGTACGGTGGTCAATAACCCCCACGCTTCCATCGGGTAGGTTAACTGGTGAATATGAAGGCGTACCACCGCTAGTAGGCGAAGGCATCATGTGTATATCAATTCGATTTTGACGATTTAAATCGTTTTGACCACCTTGAAAGTTAATATTTTTATCTTGACGAGCATTTTTACCTGCTTCAGTTTGCGCAAGAATCAACTGTCTGAGAGCGGCTGCGTCTTCAGCGGCTACTCTCCGAGCTTCTCTATTAGCTTGATTGTTTCCTATAGTCTGCGCCATAGCGCCAACATCAGGGTTAACAACAGACAAAGCTAACGATTGTTTATCCATTTCTTCAGGGGTCACATTTTTAGCAACATTCTGCGCCATAGGTTGCGCAGGCGTGGCTTGAGGTTGGTCTTCTAATCTAACAAAAGCGCCTAAACGTGACCATATTGACGGGTCTTTTGCAGGTGTTCCTGCGGCTAATGCCATTTCAGGAGGTGCTTCTATACCTATAGAATTTAAACCTTTAACAGAAGCAGAAGCCCTTTCTTGCTCTGCTTTAGCCAAATCTTCCTTAGCTTGGCCTTCTTGATAGCCGCCCATAAGGTTTTTCACCGCGCCTAAGATAGCACCGCCAGTATTTGGAACGTACCATCCGCTAACCATCTGACCTGCGGCTACATTGTCGCCTTGTTCTTGTAGCTTACGGGCTAAAGCGATTCTATCTTTAGCGCCAAGTACCTTTTCATCATATAAACTAGCCATTACTTCCTCCAAATAGCCCGTTCCACTTATTCTGCATACCCTGCATAAAACTGCCTTCGTCAGGTGTTTTAGCTTGTTGCGCAGCAAACGCAGGGTCAAACTTGCCAAACTCGTCAGCGTACTGCTGCGCGTCGCTTTTGCCGGCTTCTTTAATATCCTGATACCCTTTAGCTAACGTATCAGCGTTAGCCATTATTGTCTGTGCTGACGGCGCGGCGTTAAATTGCGGGTATTGCGGTTTATTTCTAAGTGCTTGCGCAAGCGCTTGTTGTTGTTGTTCGCCTAGCATCATTATAGTAGCCCCAACATTGAATAGTTAACCATTTTAAACCCACTTGGGTGCGTAACAACAGCTTCTGGCATGACTTGTTCCACTTCGTCTGCCATAACACCTGAAAATGGTTGCCCCCACAAATAATCCCATGTGTAAAGTCCAATGCCAAGAACGTGCGTACCAATGCGTTTAATGTTCTTTTTAAGCCTTCTGTCAGACGCCGCTTTAATCCCCGCGCCACCAAGCGCCCCGCCTGCGCCAATTAACGAGCTAGTTAATGCCGAGTTAGATGCCATTTGTGCGTTATACGCGTTCATGTCGTATTGACCTTGCGCTGTAGCCGCACCGAGAAAATCCGGCCCCTGCCAGTTAGCGGCCTGTCCGGGGGACGTAACCCCAACAGCAGGTAGGTTAGCGGTGTTAAGTTGAGCACCTGTTCGCAACGCTTGCAGAATATTAAGTGGGTTCTGTTGAATCGCTTGATTCTGCGCGAGTTGTTGATTGCTGGCTTGATTGCTAAGTTGAGCGCTTTGCAGTTGTTGATTATATAACTGCGATAATTGCTCGTTATTTAAGTTAGCGTTAGCAAGCCCAGCGTTAAATGTTAACTGTTGCGCGCTATTTGAATCCGCTTGATTAGATGTATCCATGCCGAAACGCTGACTAACCGCTGCGTTTTGCGCTTGCATATTAGACAAATTTTGCCCGTATTGCTGTGCTTGCGCCGCATTTTGAAATTGCGCGTTGCCTTGTGCTTGATTGTACGCTTGCTGCTGCGCGGAATTAGCAAAATTTGCCGCCGTGACATTTTGACCAAATTGTTGCCCTAATGCAGCATTAGTAAGCCCCATATTGGTTTGCGCGTTGGCATTGTTCTGCCCCGCCGAAGCGTTAGCAAGTTGCTGCGCCGTGACATTTTGCCCAAACTGTTGACCTAAAGAAGTATTGCCAAATTGAGCGCCTTGTAGCCCCATACCAAACAGCCCCTGCGCTGCGGCTGTGCCTTGTCCAATCGCTTGGTTTCTTGCATCCGTGTACGCTTGTTGCTTTTGATTGTTAAAGTTTTGCATCGCATTGTTATACGCTTCACTTCCTCGCGTAATGCCTTGGTTAGCCAATTGGCTTTCCATTTTTGCTTGGTTTTGCGCAAACTGCGGGTCTAGGTACTGCGTATTAGCTTTATATAGCGCATCAACGGCTTGTTGGTTAAGTAACGTTGGGTCTAACCCTAAGCTAGTTTGAATTTTAGCAGAATTATTTAGCCCCGCCCCCAGTGCGCCCGCTTGCTGAGTAGCGTTTGCGCTTGTTTGAATTCTGTCACCGTTATTATCAACAACGTATTGCGCTTGCCCGTTTACGTCCCCAATAGACGTTCTCATTTGCCCCGCGCCCTCTACGCTACCCTGCAAACCGGTAGTATTTAAGTTGCCTCCGGTAAACGTAGGTGCGTTAACGCTTTTCGTCATTAGGTCAGCAGTAGCCGCAGGGCCACCTTGGACTTTAATATCCGGCGTTATATTACCGTTATAATTAGGGTCGGTAGGGTCGGTAGCGCGTCTTACAGCCTCAAGGCCTTTTAAAGAAATATCGGACAGTCCTAATTGCGCAACTTGGCTCTGGTTGTATAATGTTCTGTCGTTACCACCTAAAGTTTGCGCTTGCGTGTACTGCTGAGGTAGATACGTTACGTTAAACTTTTTAGGTAGCGTCCCACTAGCAAGATATTCTGCTTTTTGAGCGGGCGTAAGCGTAGATTGGTCAAAAGGCATATTGCCATATTTGTCCGCTTTAACGTCGGCAGGTAAATTATAGCTAACGCCCGACCCGCCTAATTCAGCTTGCTTTAAGTCTGTTGTTACTTGGTTGTTTGCGTCAAGGTAGTTACCGCTACTATCAAGCCTATACTGCATAGGCCCTGATTGATTGGTCATATTAGCTTTTTGTGCAGCAAGCGACGCGTTTTGATTGCCGGATGCGGTAGCTTGCGCGGCGGCATAATAGTCTGGTGCCGCAGGCATAGTTGGGCTGCTCATGATAAACTCCTAAATTATCTTAAAAATCGGCATTGCTCTTTGGTCATGGAAAAGAGCCATAAATCGCCATTATACCCTGCGTCTTTAATTATATGCTCACATACAAACCCTGCATTTATCGCAAACCGAATACACTTTTCATTATCCGCTTGAATAGGCGCTATTATTTTTTTAACTTTTAGCTCTATAAAAGGATAATGAAAAGCATACCATCGTATTTCTTTATTTCCTCTACCTTCTAC